CGTATCACAAAGTGGTAACCTTGCTTATGACGGTTCAACTGTTCAAGGGGTTAAATACGAACAATTAAAACCCGCAATTAGGGTTTACGCTTTAATTAAGGCAATAGAAGATAAGTATAACCTAGAATTTAGTGGCGACTTTTTTAATAAAACAAACCCAACGTTTTACAATCTTTATTTATGGTTACATAGAAAGGAAGGCGGTATATTAGAAGAAAGTGCAATAAGGGCAAAGACTACTTTTTGTTGTATGACGGGGTATGCCCCCGATAAAAACTTATGGCGACCTTTTATTAAAGGCGACCATTTTATATTTAGACAACCCGACAATCCCGGTCATGTAAGATTACAGTATAGAATAGACATTAAAACTACGGCTCAAAACTACACGGTAATCGTAGAAAGGAATGGCGAAGAAAGGGAAAAGCACGAAGGGGTAAACGGAAACTTAACACTAGGAGGGATTGATAATAACCATAGATTTCCCGCTGGTACTTATAGAATATTCTTTGAAAGTGAATCCGCCGCAAGTTTTGAATTAGATATTTACTTAAACGAATATGTTTTAAAGTTCTTAGGTGGTAGTAATCAAAAAATACAATTACAAGGTACGGCAACGGTTGAAACGATAGCCGATGTTAATGCTGCATTACAATTACCCGACATTAAGATAATGGACTTTATTACGGGGATTTTCAAGATGTTCAATTTGACGGCTTTTCAAGATACAAACGGGGTTGTACAAGTTAAGCCATTAAATGAATTTTACGAACAAAGTAAAAACACTTACGATATTACCGAATTTTTAGACACCACATCTTCTTCGGTTGATGCCTTAATGCCTTACAAAAGAATCAAGTTTGGTTATAAAGGAACGGAAAGCTTTTTTAGTGAAAGTCACAAAGAACTATTCAACGTAACATGGGCGGAAGAAAATTATGAAGACTTTTACAATACCGAAGGAAGTACGTTTGAATTACAAATACCTTTTGAACACCACAAGTTTGAAAGACTAAGAGATAATAACGGTACACCAACAACCGCACAATGGGGTTGGTCGGTAGATATAAAACAAGAAACTTATTTAGGCGACCCATTATTATTCTATGCAAAAAAAATAACAAGTGGTACACAAATAAGCGTTGTTAAGAGTTCATCGGTACGGGTAGGTATTACGGATTACTACATACCATCTAATAGCATTGATATTACCGATAGTCAAAACTTAAACTTTAAAGCGGAATTTAATGAGTATTCGGGTACGGTGTTTGAACAAACATTATTTGAAACGTTTTATAGTAATTACATAAGCGATACGTTTGACCAAAAAAGAAGGTTGAGTAAATTCAAAGCTTATTTACCTATAAGGATATTGCTTAATTTAACGTTAGCGGATAGGCTTGTAATATTTGATAGGCTTTACAAAATAAATCAAATAACCACAAACCTTGCAACGGGTTTAAGTGATTTAGAATTAATAAACGAAGTAAAAGACTTTGTGATTGAAAACCAAGATAAGTTCTTTGCGGAATCGGTAGACCAAAGATTTATTACTTGTGATAATACAAATGTAACAGTAGATTGGAACGGAACGGTATGATAGAAAATATATTAAACTTATTAGAGATAGCAAAAAAAACTAAACAAACGGGGGAATTTACATCCATAGCATTAGGCAAAAACAAATTACCCAATAGTTTAAAAGAAGCGTATCACATATTTAAGCAAGAGTTATGGCAAGAAAAGAAGTAGTATTAGAGTTAAAGGCGGAAACGGGTGCAACTAAAAAGGATTTAAAAGAAGTAGCAAACGGTTTAGAAAAAGTACAAGACGCGGCGGAAGAAACATCTGAAGAAACAAAAAAGTTAGGCAATGACTTTTCGGAAATGGGTGGACAACTTGACACCGTTACGGGTGGTGCTATAACTAAATTTAAAGGTTTACTAGGTGGTGTTAAAAATGTAACAAAAGGATTTAGAACATTAAAAGGTGCAATTCTATCAACGGGAATTGGTGCTTTAGTTATTGCTATTGGTTCTTTAACGGCAGCGTTTACGTCTAGTGAAGCGGGGCAAGATAGGTTTCAAAAGATACTAAGTCAACTTGGTGTTATAGCGGGTAACGTTGGCGATATATTTACAAGTTTAGGGAATGTTATTTTAGAAACGTTAAGCGGTAACTTTGATGCCGCGGGCGATGCCTTTGACCTTTTAAAAGAAAGGGTTGTAAACTTTGGACAAGAAACGAGAAAGGAGTTTGCACTTGCGGGCGATTTAGCGGACAAAACATCGAAAGCGAATAAATTAGAAAGAACATTAATAGTTGACCGTGTAAAGGCTAACATTAAAATCAACGAATTAAAAACAAAAGCTGCCGAAGTTGATAAATTCACTAATGCCGAAAGAATAAAGTTTTTACAAGAAGCAGCAGCGGAAGAAGATAAGATTACGGGTCGTGAAGTTAAGCTTGCAAAGTTAAGACGAGATATTAAGATTGAACAAAACACGTTAAGCGAATCAAATAGGGAAGACTTAGAACAAGAAGCACAACTTGTTGCAAATGTTTTACAACTTGAAGAACAAAGAATATTAAAAAACAAAGAATTACTTGGTGTTGCTGCGGGATTGCGTAAAATGGAAGCGGATGCAAAAGCAGCGGAAAGAGCAACGGAATTAGCAGCGATACAAAAGCAAAGCGATGACATAAACCAAATACAAGCCAAGGGGATTGAAGAACAAAAAATACAAGTTGCTGATTTAGGTCTATTAAAAAAGAAAGATGCAGAAGAACAAGTAGAGGTTGATAAGCTTACGACAGGTCAAAAGCTAGATTTAGCATCGAATGCTATGGGGAATTTAGCAAGTATGTTGGGCGAAGAAAGTAAAGCAGGTAAAGCAGCAGCGATAGCACAAACAACAATCGAAACATATAAAGGCGCAACTTCAGCATTTGCTTCTTTAGCCGGTATTCCAATAGTTGGCCCCGTTCTTGGTGCCATAGCAGCAGCGGCAGCGGTTTCAGCAGGTATTGCTAATGTTAAAAGAATAACGAGTACAGGACCAGCGGTTTCGGGGGGTAGCAGTAGTGCGGGGAGTAGAGGTTCATCCGTACCGTCAACACCAACACCACCAGCATTTAACGTTGTAGGTGCTGCCCCCGAAAGTCAACTTGCACAAACGATTGGGGAAAAAGAAGATAAACCCGTTAAAGCTTTTGTAGTAAGTAACGATGTAACAACCGCACAAAGTTTAGATAGAAACATTATCGAAAGTGCGTCAATATAAAACAAAAAGTAAAAATTAATATTGTAATAATATGAATATAGTAGAACTTGTTATAGACGAAGATGAGGACATTTCGGGAATCGAAGCAATTAGCGTTGTTGAAAACCCTGCCATCGAAGAAGATTTTATTGCATTAAAAAACCAAGAGTTTAAACTTGCAGAAGTAGATAAGGAAAAGCGTATCCTAATGGGCGCTGCTTTAGTTCCTAACAAACCTATTTATAGACGGAGTGGCGAATCGGAATATTATATATACTTTTCAAAAGACACGGTACGTAAAGCAAGTGAATTGTTTTTTATAAATGGTAATCAAAATAATTCTACATTAGAACACAACATACCACTAACGGGAATGTCGGCGGTTGAAAGTTGGATAGTAGAAAGTGAACAAGATAAAAGTCGCATGTACGATTTAAACGTACCAATGGGTACTTGGATGGTTTCAATGAAAGTATTAAACGACGATATTTGGAAAAAAGTCAAAGACGGCGAGCTGAAAGGCTTTTCTATTGAAGGGTATTTTGCGGATAAGTTAGAAAGACCACAAGACAAGTCTATAAAAGATGACCTTGCAAAAATAGAAGAAGAAGAAGCGGAATACTTATTAAAAGAAGTACGTGCTATTATAAAAAAAGACAAAAGGGCGAAAGGCGATAAAAGGATTGAAATGGAATCGTATTCCGATTATCCCGATGCGGTTTCTAATAACGCAAAAAAAGGAATAGAACTAAACAAAAAAGTAAACAATAAATGTGCAACACAAGTTGGCAAAGTACGAGCATCACAATTAGCACAAGGCAAACCAATAAGTGTTGAAACTATAAAAAGGATGTTTAGTTACTTATCAAGGGCAGGCGAATACTACGACGAGGGTAACAAGGAAGCTTGCGGAACTATATCTTACTTATTATGGGGTGGTAAAGCTGGGCTTAGATGGTCGGGTGCAAAACTTAAAGAACTTGACTTGTTAGAAGCTAGTCTTAAAAAACCATGTTATGCGGGTTATGAAATGATAGGTTTTAAAATGAAAAACGGTAAACGAGTACCTAATTGCGTGCCAATTAAATGAGGGATTACAAAGATAGATATGCGGTTCCCCAAGACGATAGTCGGGGTTGCTTATGTTGGGATAGTAATACTTATTCTAGGGAGTGTTGCGACGACGATTACCATGCACAAGGTATTGGTAATATAACGGGTCTAGCATTAAGTCAAAGTTTAGTAACTATTGCAAGTTTAAGTGTATCACAAGGTGGGGGTGTTTCAACGCCAACCGCAAACTATAAAGGTGCTGACTTAGGCACGGTTACGGTTACACCAACAACATTTGCACCCGTAGTAACGGACACACCTAGGTCTATAACATCTAGTTTAGTAGTACCCGAAAGTGTTGTTGTAAATTCGGAAGAGGTTAAGTTTTCTAACAAAGGGGATACGGTAAGCAAAACGGAAACAATCACACAACCCGCAAATGTATCGGTTGCCCTTTCATGTTCGGATATTACTTTTACGGGTTTTGCGGTTTCACAAGCGGGTGTAATTACACAACCAACAATAGACATAGGAACTATATCAAGCACAACACCATTAAGTTTTGCTTTAGTAAGTACCGAAACAACTAGAACATTAAATGTAAATATAACCGTCCCATCGGGTTACACAAATGCGGGTGCAACATTAGCTTGTACAACAACGGCAACACAACCGATTGCAACATTATCAAACCCCGTTACAACCAACCCATATAAGTATGCGTTTACGGGTTACCCTACGGGAATCGTTATTTATAGATTTGCTTATAATACTGCGGGCGATTTCATAGACATAAAGGGAATAAAAGGCGAACTAGGTCAATCGTCGGGTATAACTATTTCATCTTTTAGTAAACCCGAAATAGTAGACGGAAACACAAGCGGTTTAACTATGACGGAAACCGAAGATGCATCTTTAGCCTTAGCGGGTGCGGTAATGGCTAATAGTGGAAATGATATACAATACTTTTCTAGTTCATTATTTACAACACAACAAACGGGTACTACGCCTAATGTAAGCACGGTTTCTTATACTAACAACACGAATAACGTTGCAAACAATTACGGATTATACGATGCAACTAATAGCATTGGAATAGGCGTTTATACAAATACACTTGCAAGCATACCCGTTAGTGATGCGACTTTACTTAATCAAGCATTAGCCGATGGATACTACACAAGTTATAATAATACAAAGCAAGTAAGAATTGAAGACGGTGTAATACAAGAAGTATTAGACATTTAAAAATATAACAAACTATATTAATAATTATTGTATATATATAAATTAAATTTATGAAAGCGACAGATATGTTAAACAAAGTAAAAGAACTTGTTGGGGTGGAAGCATCCGAAGAAGTAAAATTAGCACAAGCGACTTTGGAGAACGGTGCTGTTATAGAAAGTGAGGATTTCGCTGCTGGTAGTGAAGTGTTTATTGTAACAGACGACGAATCCAGCAAGGTGGCACTACCTGTTGGCGAGTATACTTTAGAGGATGGCGAAACTCTTGTAGTTGAAGAAGAAGGCATTATTGCATCAATCGGAAAACAAGAAGAAGCACCCGCTGAAGAAGAAGCGTCAAAGGAAGAAAATCTTGAAGAAGAAGAAATGGCTTACGCTACAAAAGAAGAACTTGCCGAGGTTAAAACTATGATTGAAGAAATCAAGGCAATGATTGAAAAGAAAGAAGATATGTCGGAAGAACTTGAAGAAGTTAAAGAAGATGTTAAGGAAGAACTTTCAAAGGTTGAGGAAAAAGTAGAACTTGAAAAAGTAACACACAACCCCGAAGCTGAACCAAAAAAAGAAATGAAATTATACGGACAGAAAAGACCTGAAACAACAATGGATAGGGTGTTTTCTAAAATTGCTAATATTAAAAAATAAATAAAAAATGGCTACTACAACAAGTATTACAAGCACATACGCTGGCGAATTTGCGGGGGAATACATTTCCGCAGCTTTACTTAGCGGTGCAACTATTGACAACGGTGGGATAACTGTAAAACCTAACGTTAAATTTAAAGAAGTAATTAAAAAGATTGCAACGGACGGAATCGTTAAGGATGCAACCTGTGATTTTTCAGCTACTTCTACAATTACGCTTACTGAAAAAATATTACAACCTGAACTTCAACAAGTTAATTTGCAATTGTGCAAAAAAGATTTTGTGTCGGATTGGGAAGCAATTCAAATGGGAATGTCGGCTCACCATGACTTACCATCAAGCTTTAGCGATTTCCTTATAGGACACGTTGCTGCAAAGGTTGCACAAAAAACCGAACAAAGCATTTGGGATGGAAATACAAGTAACAATGGACAGTTTGACGGTTTATCAAAATTAGTATCTTTGGACGCTGCTTTACCATCAGGTCAAGAAGTTGCGGGTACTACGGTAGATTCATCAAACGTCATCGGACAACTTGGTTTAATCGTTGATGCGATTCCATCAGCACTTTACGGAAGTGAAGATTTATTTATCTACGTTTCGCAAAACATTGCACGTGCATATGTAAGAGCCTTAGGAGGATTTGGTGCAAGTGGTCTAGGTGCTGCGGGTACAAACGCACAAGGTACACAATGGTGGAATAACGGAAGCTTATCATTTGATGGCGTAAAGATATTTGTCGCTAATGGTCTTGCTGACAATAAAGCAATAGCTGCTGAAAAATCAAACTTATTCTTTGGAACGGGTCTACTAGCTGACCACAACGAGGTTAAGGTTTTGGATATGTCAGACCTTGACGGTTCGGACAACGTAAGAGTTGTAATGAGATTTAGTGCTGGAGTACAATATGGGATTATCGAGGATATTACTACCTACGGTATCACAAACTCTGCTAACTAAGAATTAATTAAATAACATAAAGGGGTGGGTGGTTTATTATCTACCTACCCCTTTTTAATATAAAAACAGATGGCGTGTAACTTAACAGCGGGTAGAAAAGAACCATGTAAGGACGTAGTTGGAGGAATTAGAAAAGTCTATTTTACGGACTTCGGCGGTTACGGAACGGTAACACAATCTAATGACGAAATTACTGACATGAGTGGTACTTTTACTGCCTTTGAATATGAACTAAAAGGGACAAGTAGCTTTGAGCAAACTATCACTTCATCAAGGGAAAATGGAACAACTTTCTTTGAACAAACTTTAAATATTACACTTAAAAAACTAACTAAAGAAGATAACAAAGAATTGAAACTTCTAGCTTATGGAAGACCACACGTTGCGGTTGAAGATTACAACGGTAATGTCTTTGTTATGGGATTAGAACATGGAGCGGACGTGAGTGGCGGTACTATTGTCACGGGGTCAGGACTTGGGGAACTCTCAGGATATACATTAACGCTAACATCTCAAGAAGTGTTGCCCGCAAACTTTGTATCAGCACCAACCGCTGCCAATCCATTTGGTGGTATGTCAAGTGCAACGGTAACAGTAACTGAAGGAACTAATTCGTAATTAGTAATGTTGATTGATTGGGAAGGGTGGCATTTGCTGCCCTTTTTTTTGCTTTATAAATAACAAAATTTAAGTTTTCTTATTGTATATATATGACAATATTACAAGAAAGTGCGTCGGCACAAAACTTAGATTTTATCCCAAGAAGTTTTACAAGCGGAAACACGTATAATGTTACAATAGTAAACGAACAAACTAATACGGAAATCTATAATCAAGACGTTACATCTATTAGCGAAAACTTATATTACAATAGACTAAATGCTATCTTTGGCGTAAAGCAAGATAACTTTTACATGGTTACGGTTAAATCGGGTACTAATGTAGTATTTAAGGACAAAATATTTTGCACAAATCAAACTATTGCCGATTTCCC